CGCGTCAAAATTTGGAGAGAGGGTATATTTGTATTTGTCACACCTGGTCCTATGGTGGGGCCGATCGTATTGCAGAGCTGCTATCTTATGACTGGGATAATCCAACGTCTGCAGTCTATTCTATGGGGGATTTAATTAACTGTGATCAGTCGTTACATCGAGTGTTACTGGAGTTTTTTATAGCACATGGCGGCATATACTATAATAAGAAAGGTGCGTCGTGGCCCATTTATAAGCGGATGTTGAAGACTATCTTTGATTGGTTAATTACAAGGATTACGCATGTTTATGCGGGGATATGGGTCATTGTTTATGGGGGTGTTCCCTCGGGGTCTGTTGTCACTTCTCATGCAGATTCCTGGGTGTCACTTTTATTGTTTTGTCTATGGTGTTGTTATGAGATTTCTCGAATAGTTGATGCTCAAGAGGCAATGCAGGCGACAGAGGCGTTACTGCACTTTCAATTGATAATGATAGTATATGGTGATGATTTAATTCATCGATGCCCAAGATCGTTGGTACATGTGTTCGGGTTTACTCGTTATATCAGTTGGGCACGGCAATTTTTTGATATGCACTTTAAAGATATCAAAATAGATAAGCCTTTATTATCGGTTGTGAGTGAGAGTGGGGCGGTATTGGAGGATGGTTGCTCTTTTTTACACCGTCGTTTGGTGTTGAATCCATGGAAGGGTGCACAGCAGCCTCGATTACTGGCATGGCGACCAATATCAGATTATTCTTATAGACTCGTATATGGACGAGAGCCAGATCCCTGTCGTAATGTTATGGACGTTATGTTGTCAGCAATGGGAATGGCTTATGATTCCTATGCGGCAAATATTGATTCTTATAAATATTTGCGCGACATTTTCTTGTTAGGATTTAATTTTCTTAAGGTGAGGATAACAGACGTAAACGAGGTATTGTTCAAGCATTTTCAGGCGAAACGAGGTGGTGACCTTTCACAGTATCTTCGTAAGGGAAAGATGTCTCTCGAAGAATTGCGTAATGGTTTCCCGAAATTGGATGTTCTCATAGCCAAGAATAAGATAGATAGGGAAAAATGGAATCTAAGGAATTTCCCTTCGAGTGAGATGTCGATGTTCACCTACGATGACGATGATTAGTAACTAGTTTAGTGAGAAAATAAAAATAGTGTACTTCCATGTACTGTTTGCAGGGGGCAATGAGTAGCCCGTATGGTGCATGGTGAAGGA